GCACTCGGCGAGGCACGCTGCGTAGCCGGCGATGTCGAGCGGGTTGTCGGCCTTCGGCGTGTGCTGCTCGCGCGCCAGTTTGTCGAGGATCATCATCGTGGCCCAGTCCGCCGGCGTGAGCGGCGCGGCCAGTTTGTGCCCAAGCACGGCGTTGATCGCGCCGACCGTGCGCGCGAAGTGCCGCGCTGGAGGCCCGTAGGAGTCGCCGCGCTCCTCGACGATGCGGAGAGCCTGGCGGAGTAGTTCTGCCTTGTTCATGTGGTGCTCCCATCTAGTTCGCTGAAGATGTAGAGCACAGTCTTGGGATGCCAAGGGCCGATTCCGCAGTTGGTCACACGGCAACCGATCACCGATGCCAATCGGCTAGCCTCATCGTCCCTCTCTAGGTATGGCATCGCGAACATCACGCGCTTCTCGTCGATCACACAACTGCCCCAATGGTCGAATACGGAAGAATCAGCCACGATCTCCATCGTTTCGAGCACCCCGTGATAGTCAGATGTACCCTTTGTCCACAGTCCGCGCTTCATTGCAGCGATCCGCACGAGCTTCTTGAACCACATCGGGAGATGGTGATGTTTCGCGGTCGGGTTCCACGCGTGAACGGCCGGCCATCCTTCTCGATCACATTGCGTTGTCATGGTGCTCTCCTCGTCAGAATGGGAAGTCAGCTTCTGGGATCGGCGCAGGCGCGGCCTTCGGTGCGGCATCGCGCTCGCGCGGTTCTTGGAACTTGAGCGAGAGGAACTTCTTGCCGCTCGCGGATTCCTTCACCCATGCGGCGATCTCGACCTTCACGCCGTTCACCATCGCGTCGCCGCGATAGTCCGGCGTGCGTTCGCCTGCCTGCTTCTTGTCGTTGCGGAATAGTGCTCCGGTGTTCTCGCGTTGCTCGTAGGTCATGTGGTGCTCCTTCTGGTTAGCGGTTGTAATTCTCATAGGCGGCGATACGCTCGCCGATCCATGCCATGCAGTTGCAGGCCATCGAGTTCCCGAGTGCCTTGTACCGGGGGCCGTCCGGGCATTGCTCGGCAGGCTTGCCACGGTACGGGATCATCGTCCAGTCATCCGGGAAACCTTGAAGTCTCTCGCACTCTCGAGGCGTGAGACGGCGGACAGTCATCGACTGCGCCACCGCGATAGTCGCATCGCCACGGCTGCTGCCTGTCCCCATGCAATGGGTCGATCCGTCCGTGCTGCTGATGGGATCCTGCGTCGGGTGGAACGCCACCGCCACCGTAGTCGCCCGCGTATCACCCTGATCAAACAGCGACAGCGTCGGGTTCACCTGGCCGTCCACCCATGTCTCATCGTCGCTAGTTGACTGGGCGCGCTTCGCCTTCGTGAACGGGACGGGCTGCGCCACCGGGATGTACGCACCGTGCCCATCTAGCTCGGTGTGCGACCGCAAACCGCGATTGCCAAGCGTTCCGGCGGTCGGCTGCAAGACCGCAAACATCCTTTCCTTGTCAGGCATCCGATCATCGCAGCCCTTGCGAGTCAGGGTTGCTGCGACCTGTTCTCCGTTCCAGTAGCAACCGCCTCGAGCGCCGCCTTCAGCATCGGCGGCAAAGCCTTTCCCCTTCGCTCGGCGCGAGCGCAGATACCCCTGCAAGCCCTCGGCGAGAGCGAGTACCTCTCCGGGAGCGGCCCAGTCTCGAGCACCTCGCTCAATGAGGCGACCAACGACGAAGACCCTGCGGCGACGTTGCGGGACGGCTCTGGGCCATCCCCCCACTCGCAGGTACTGAGCGTCAAGCACCCGATAGGCCCACCCATACCCGAGTTGCCCCAACGCGCCGAGGAAGGTGCCAAAATCCCGTCCTCCGTTGCTCGACAGAACACCGGGGACATTTTCCCACACGAGCCATTTCGGGCGCAGTCGATCAGCGATCGCCAGGTAGGTGAGCATGAGATTGCCTCGTGGGTCGGCGAGTCCTTGCCGTAACCCCGCGACTGAATATGACTGGCATGGCGTTCCGCCCACGAGAAGGTCGATTGATCCGGGTCGAAGTGGCCATTGCTCATGCTGCGTCATGTCTCCGTAGTTGGGGATGTTTGGGAATCGGTGCGCTAGCACCGCCGCCGGGAAGGGTTCGATCTCCGAGAAGCCTACGGGTTGCCACCCGAGGTGATGCCACGCAACGCTCGCCGCCTCGATTCCGCTGCACACGCTCAAGTACCGCATCGTGCGTACACCTTTGCGACCTTGGCCGCGTAGCCGTCCGTGGCTCTCCGGCGCGTCCCGACTGCGCCCCGTGGCCCTCCGTTGTGGGTTCGTGCGATGGTGTCGATCGACCAGTCCCTCGCGTAGCGCGAGAGGTACGCGAGCACGACACGCTCGGCGTAGGCCCGGTCGGTCACGGCCTCGTAGCCGCGCGCCTTGAGGCTCGGCTCGTGCTCGACGGCATCGAGCCAGTAGACGCGGTGTATTTGGTACGCGCCGAGCGCGCGGCCATCGTCGCCGACGGCGCGGTCTGGGTCGCGCGAGCCGCCAGTCTCAACCTGGCGGAGCGCGTCAAGGATTCGGCGGGTGTCCGTGCCGGCGGGAGGTGGCACGACGAGCGCAACGGCGAGGAGGGCGGCGATCATTCGTCTACCTCCTCGAGGATCACGAGGTCGGTCAGGTCGACGATCATCGGTTGCCCCGTGATCGAGTACCCCGCGCGCACCTCGATCATCCCGGTCTCCTCGACGATCCCGTAGACATCGGCCGACGAGCAGCACGAGGAGAACATATGCGCGAGGGCATCGTCGAACGCATCGGACTGCGCGTCGATGTGCTTGGGGTCGATGTGCGCGAGGATCGTGCGTGAGGCTTCGGCCTCGGCTTCGTGCGGGAGGTAACTCACGCGCGGCCTCCGATCTCTTCGGCCGTCCAACGGTAGTGGCCGAGTTCGTGCGTGTATTGCTTGCCATCGAACCGCACGATCTCCACGCGGCCGTCGAGATGCTCGATTGTTGCATCGACTGGGGCGTGTTCCTGCGCGTAGCGTCGCTTCAGCTCGGCCCAAACCTTGCGGCGGATGTGGTCGCTCACGCGCGGCCTCCCTCGATCATCGCGCGGATCTTTGCTCGCTTGAGCTCCGCGCTCTTCTCGAAGCGAGCGATCGCATTCATCGCTTCTTTTTGGCTCGCATAGCCTTCGCCGTTATTGATTGGCCCGTTGAATCCCGCGTTACCGCGCGTGATGTACCAGCGCGTGTGAGTGCCAAACTGCGCCGGCGCGACGCGCACGCCTTCGGCGAACAATGCATTTTGGATGATCGTTGCGTTCGTTTCGTTCACGGTCGGTTCCTTTCGTCGGGATCCATTCCCGACCCACACATCATCGGCCAGAATCGCCGCGAGTCAATAGGATATCCAAGATATTCTATCGGCTCGCGCAAGTATCCACGGGAGCGGGACTTACGCGCGCGGAGTTATCGGGGGTGGCAACCGTTGCCACTTATCCACAAGGTTATGCGCCGCGCTTGCCGCAGCATCCGCGCTTCTTCGGCGGGTCGGTCGGCTCCGCGCCGGCGATCGTCACGGCGACCCATCGCGCCTCGGGGCACGCGCTGCTCGCGAGCCTGATCTTCGCGCCGACGAAGCATCCGCAGGCGGTGCACACGCCCCGGTCGTGCTTCTCGCACGCGAGGCACGAGTCCCATCGCGCGGTGATCGCGTCCTCGGGAGCGCGGTCGCGCCCGAGCGCGGCCTTCGCCACGCCGACGGCCCCGCGCGCGAGGTCGGCGATTCCGTTCGTGTAGACCACCACTCGCTCGCTCATATCCGCTGAACCTCGATCACCGTCGGGATCGGCCCCGCGTATGCCGCCGAGTACCAGTTCGTGAACGACAGCGTCACGCACGGAGCCGGGAAGTTGTCCGTGATCACGACGATCGGCGCGGCACTAAATGTGATAGTCCCACCAGTTCCGGGATAAGCCGTCGCATCGCACGGCCCGAGCACCGTCGAGGATGTAGCACCGCTGTCCCACGGGCCGAACGAGACCCCTGGAGTCCACGATGTTGCCTGACCGATCGGTCGCCACCTATCGAGAGTGAACTTCCTAACCTCGTAGACGGTCGAGGATCCCTGATCGTAATCATGGCAGCCGTAGTAGATCGCTTCGGCCTCCTCGTATGAGTCGTACTCATACGGCGATCCCCAAGTTGCTGACGGGTCGGAGCAGTTGTCGCCAGGTTCAACGCGAGTAGGGAATCGGAAGAGCACGCGCAGACGGCTCACGCAGTTGCACGGAGGCGTTCCGCAAGCGTGCGAGAAGGTCGTGCCTGCACCGCACGGAGGCGTGCCGCCGCTCTGGGTTCTGACGCTCGGCGTGTACCACGCTGC